CGGGCGCGGGAAGAGGCAAGGAGGGCGGCGTGAGCAAAAGCCATCGGCCTATCCACGACGGCAACAAGGCCGTGTATGCAACGCTGGCACAGGCCGTGGAGGCCAAGAACTCGGCAGCGCGGTTTCGCGGCGACAGGCTGCGGCATCAGCTTCGCATCTACAAAGTGCCGGGCGGGTGGTGTCTGACGAAAATGAGGAAGGGGCAGTTGGTATGAGATTTTCACGACTTTTTCCGGGTGCGTCAGCTTGTGAGATTTTGCGTCCAGGCGATGACTTTGGATTTGAACACCTGGAGCTTCCACCAGAGGGACATTTTTACAAAAAGCCGCGCGAGCCTAAAAAGAGTAAGAAAAAGAAAAAACCGATCCCTGACCAGTCGTGCCCGATGTGCGGCAAGTTATATCGTTTGCCACAAAAGTTTTGCGGAATTCGATGCGCTCAAAACCACCTTACAAAAGAAGGATTTACAGCCGATGATTGACACCAATAAAGCCCAAATGCTCGGAGGAGATCCAGCGGACCGAAAAGAGGCGAGCTATTGGTATCATCCAGAAAGCCAAGATAAGCCCGAAGACATTTGGGCTGATGAGTGGCTTGCGGTTTGCCGCAAGGACAATATCACCGTTTGCCCGCAGGCCGCCGAAAAAGGCAAAGCGGTCTTTGCGTCGGTTCTTCAAAAAACGGACAGCGACCAACTACACGCGGCAAAGCGCGAAGTGGCGGTTGAGCTATTAAGGCAAATCACCGAACTCAAGAACTGCCCGATAGACAAACTCCAATACAAAGCGGACATCCTACTCGCCAGTTTTGAGTTAAGCGATCTAAGCGCCACGGACATCGGGCGCAAATACGGACTGACAAGGGCCGCGCCAAGCAAACAAATGGTTGAGACGCGCAAGCGCGCCAATCCCAAAACCATAGCCAGAGGGCAGAAAAGCATCGAATCGCGAAAGACTTACGCACTGCGGCAAATCATGTGCTCGCAGACCAGAAAACCAAAACCACAACAAACCCAGCTACAGAAAGAAGCAGATCTATGCAGACAACGAGCAATACAGGCATCATTGGCGAACCAGTCCAACTGACCGCGCCAGTCACCGTCAACGAAATCGCCTACACTTGGGACAAGGTTAAGCAGGCCCAAGAGGCGGCGGTCGTTGGCGAAATCAAACTGATCCAAGCCGTGTTGGACTTTGGCACAACGCTCATGCGCGCCGAAAGCCAAATGGGGCAAGAGCGCCTTATTGAAGAGCTTGAAGGCCAAGGCATCGAGGAACACACCGCCAAGCAGGCCATGAAGATGGCAAAGGACAATCCGGGTGGCGTTGCCCAGATCGCCGGCGATAATAAGCGGCTCAAGCATTACATCGAACAGCTTAACTTCCCGTCCGCGCATTCTGGCAAAGACGAGAGCATGGTGCGAGATCTTCCTCCTTGGCAGTTCACAAGCAGCGGCCTGCGACTTAACGAGAACCCAGAGAACTGGCACAAGTATGGGAGCCAATACTCGACGGATATGTTTGCGATGAAATTTAAAGAGGTGGCGCGCATCTTGGCCGAGCTTGGGTATGTGCAAATAGTGAAGCAGTGGTGATCTGCTGCTGTAAGTGCCTACCCCCCCAGGTTTCGGGGTCCCGCGAGCATTAGACGCAAGTGCCCGAACAACACCGAAGAATCTCTGTGAGCCATAAGCATTGACATTTGCTTATAGGCTTATGAGCCAGACCCAACTTGCCAAGGCGCTCGGCATCAGCCAGCCGGCCGTGGCCCAGTTGGTCAAGAAGGGCATGCCCACCGGCAGCCTCGAGGAGGCGCAGCAGTGGCGCGCAGCCAATGTTGGACAGAAGCGCGGACGCCGTCCGAGCCAAGTTGCCGCGCCCGTCGGTCTCTCTGCCCTGCCCGAACTGACCGATGACCTTGCCGTCACCGACCAGCTGCGCCGCATTGCGGTCAAAGATTTTGAGAACGCGACAACGATCCAAGAGCGAAGCGCGGCCAGTCGCACTGTTAAGGACACCGAGGAAGCTCACGAAATCCGCAAGCGCGATCTGGTCCGCTCCGAGCAGGAAGCCCAGACCCTCATGCACCGCGACCAGGTGCAAGCCGTCATCGCCGAAGAGGCCGGCAAACTGCGCGCGCTTCTCGAGGCCATGCCGGCTGCCATCGCTCAGGCGGCCAACCCCGCCGACCCCGAGTTAGCCCGGGACACCGTGGCCGACTACCTCGAGCAGGTCTTCTCGACCCTAAGCAACACCGGCAATGCCCTGCGCGTGGATACCCGATAGCACCGAGAAGGCTAGGGCCATGTGGCAGTCCCAATGGGTGCCGCATCCGCGCCAGAGCGTGACCGAGTGGGCCGAGGCGAATTTGTCCTTCTCCTCGAGGTTCACGTCGTCCCCCGGGCCGTTCCGCGTCCGATCCTACCCCTACATGCGCGAATGGCTCGACGCCTTCCATCCGGCCAGCGGCGTCCGCTCCATCGCCCTGCTTTGCGGTGCACAGGTCGCCAAATCGACGGCCATCCAAGTCGGTATGGCCTATCGCCTCTGCCGGGCTCCCGCGCCAGCCCTCTGGGTCCTAGACACCCAGACCAATGCCCAGAGCTTCAGCGAGTCCCGCTGGCAAGTGATGATCGACGACAACGAAGTCCTCCGCGCCGAGGTCCCGACCAACAAGGACAAGTTCAAGAACCTCGACCAAGCCTTCCGGCGCATGCACCTGTGGTTCGTCGGATCGAACAGCCCGGGCAACTTGGCCGGCCGCTCCATCTCACTCCTCTGCCTGGACGAGGTGGACAAATACAAGACCAAGACCAAGCAGGAAGCCGCCGCGGTGCAGTTGGCCATACAGCGCACGGCCTCATTTCCAATGGCCCTCATCGTGCAGACCAGCACACCGACGACCCAAGAGGGAGCCATCTGGAAGGCATGGATCGAAGGCGACCAGCGCCGGTTCTGGGTGCCATGCCCGCACTGCCGCGAGATGACCCTTCTGTCGTGGCCCATGATGAAGTGGGACGACGACGCCAAGATCGAGCAGGACAAGTGGGACCTAAAGCGCGTCCGCGAGACCGCCCGCCTCGAGTGTCCGCACTGCGCCGGCCACATCACCGACGCGGTCAAGACCAAGATGCTCAGGGACGGGCAATGGAAAGCCGAGAATCCGAACGCCCTGCCGGGCCATCGCAGTTATCACCTTTCCGCGCTCTACTCCGTGCGCCGCAGCTTTGGCGCGCTGGCCGTAAAATTCCTCCAAGACAAACAGTCCCTTCTCGGCTTGCAGGACTTCGTCAACAGCATCTTGGCCGAACCATGGGAAGAGGCCATGACCACCGAAAGCCGTCCGCTTACCGTGGGCGAGTATCAGCTGCGCGAGGCGGTCGAGACCGGCACCGCCAGGATCATGGCGGTCGACGTGCAGCAGGACTGTTTCTACTTCGTCTGCCGCGCGTTTGCCAAAGACGGCTCGAGCAAGCTCATCGACGAAGGCCGGCTGACCACTTGGGCGGACCTCGAGTTCAAGGTGCAGGAGTTGGGCTTAGACCAACAGCGCAATATCGGCGGCGTCATGGCCAAGCTGGTCATCGTCGACTCCGGCTTCCGCACGGACGAGGTCCTCGATGTTTGCATTCGCAATCGTTACATCCCGGCCAAGGGCGAAGACCGTGCCGAAGGCTACGGGGTGAAGCTCGGCAAAACCCTCCGCAAGGCCATCTCGGTCATCAAACCCTACCGCCGCGGCTGGTTCCTCATGCTCTTCTCCTCGCCGGCCGCCCAGGACGTTCTCGAGTGGCTCCGGGGAGGGCAGGGGCCAGCGTGGACCGTGGCGGCCGACGCCTCCGAGGAATACCGCGCACACCTCGACGCGCACCGAAAAGTCATGCGCCGGAGCCCGCTGACCGGGCGCGAGACCTACCTCTGGAAGCAAATCGGCCGCCGGCCCAACCACATGCTCGACTGCGAGCTGATGATTTTGGCCATGGCCGAATACGGCAACATCGTCCGGCCCGCGGCATCCGAACCCGCCGATTGACACCGCCGCGCGGAAGCATGTCGCCGCGCTCCTTTGTTTTCTCCGTCTGGGTCGCCAATAGCAAAAACGCGGCCAACACCAAGACCGCGCTCGAGACCATCGCGGCGAACAACTTCACCGTCGCCAAGGAAGGCGGCCGCGTTCTCGTCAGCGCCTCGATGGGCGGCAAGTCCTACAGCTACAGCCTCCCGCCCGACCAGACCGCCGGCACCGTGGCCGACTTGGCCTTCTACTGCTGGACGCAAATTAAAGACCTCTCCGCGGACGACCTCGAACTGTGGCTGACACGCAAGAACAGCAAGACCTCCATCGCCGCCTTCAACTACCCGCTCGTCTAAATGAAACTCGCCGACCGCTGGAAACTTGTCACCCGCGCCCTCAACCCCAAGGCCCAGAGCTACGAGGCCGCGCGTCCGTCCATCCAGCGCCGCTTTCCCTACAACGCCACCGCGGTCGACTCGCACATCGACGTCTCCGGGGCCGACCGCGAGCGGCTGATGAAGCTATCCCGCTGGCTATACAACAACGCGCCCTTCCTCCGCGGCTTGGTCAACGAGAAGGCCCGCTATTCCGTCGGCAGCGGCATCCGTCCGCAGGCGCGCTCCGGCGATGAATCTTGGGACGCGGCGGCCGAAACTTTCTTCGAGCAATGGTCCCGCGTGGCCGACATCCAAGGCCGCTACACCTGGCGCGAGATGCAGCGCGTGGCCAGCATCGCCATCGACCGCGACGGCGAGGTCTTCTTCCGCACCACGGCGCAGGCCACCGGCTACCCGGCGCTCCAGCTGATCCTCGCCCACCGCATCGGAGACGCGCGCTCCTCGATCTACGAGCCCAGCAATCCCATGGCCCGCGAAGGCGGCCAGAACATCATCGACGGCGTGGTGGTCAACCCGCAGATGCGTCCGATCTTTTACCGCCACCTGATCGGCGACGGCGTCGACCCGGCGCAACGCTTCGAGGACATCCCGGCGCAGCAACTCATCCACGTCGGCGAGGCCAGCCAAGGCGACGAGTTGCGCTACGTCACCCCGCTCGCCCCGTCAATCAACCACCTCCGGGACGTCGGCGACGCCGTCGGCTTCGAGAAGATGGCCATCAAAATTTCCTCGTATATCGCGCTCGCCATCAAGTCGAGCAACCCGCAAGGAGCCGACTTCTTTGGCGAAGCGACCCAGAGCGTCAACACGCAGGACAACTCCGAGATCACCGTCGAGAGCCTTGGCAACGCTGGCGGAGCCATCCCGCGCCTCGGTATGGGTGAAGACCTCGTCGCCTGGAACAGCAACCGACCGTCACAAAATTTCCGCGAGTTCTGCGACATCCTTCTCCGCGAAGTCTGCCTCAACATCGGCGTGCCCTGGGAGTTTGCCGCCCGCCCGGCTGATGCCGGCGGAGCCGCCCTGCGCGCCGTGCTAGTCCGCGCGCAACGCACCTTCGAGCAGCGCCAAGCCCTGCTCATCGACCGCCTGTGCTCCCGTGTCTGGGCCCACGTAATAACGCTGGGCATGTCTAGGGGCCTAGTCCCCCAGAACGACAACTGGTGGCGCGTCGAATGGCAGCGCCCGGCCGCGGCGTCCGTCGACTACGGCCGCGAAGCCGCGGCAAACTTGAACGACGTCCGCGCCGGCCTTCGCACCTACAGCGAGGACTACAGCGAGCGCGGCCTCGAGTGGAAAGACCAGCTGCGCCAGCGCGCCGTCGAGGCCAGGTATCTCGCCGACCTTTCGTCCGAGTTTGGCATCAGTGCCGACTCCATCGCCACGTTCAATCCCAACCCTGCGCCGCCGACAAACACCGGCACCGCATTGACACCGCCGCAAGCGCAATGAAGACCTGGTATGCCTTTTCTCAACGCGCCTCCGACTCCGAAGAAGTTGAACTTACCATTTATGACGAGATCGGTTTTTTTGGCGTTTCCGCCAAAGACTTTGCCGCGGAACTCAAAGAGCACTCGGGCAAACACGTCCACCTCCGAATCAATTCAGTCGGAGGCTCTGTCATCGACGGCAACGCAATTTTCAACGCGCTCAAAAGGCACAAAGGCGGCTTAACCGTTCATGTCGATGGACTTGCGGCAAGCATGGCGTCCGTCATTGCCATGGCCGGCGACCGCGTGCTTATGGCCGAAAACGCCATGATGATGATCCATAACCCTTGGACCTTTGCGATGGGCGACGCGGATCAACTGCGCCGCGAGGCCGACACGCTCGACAAGATCAAAAAGAACATGGTGGCCGCCTATCGCAAGCGCACCGGCAAAGACTCCGAAGACATCGTTGCCATCATGGATGACGAGACCTGGTTGACGGCACAAGAGGCGGTCGACGGAAAGTTTGTCGATGAGATCGAAGACGGCAATGAGGCCGCGGCATCTATTACGCCAGAAATTGCCCGTGCCCGGTTTGACAAGCTGCGCCAAGCAATGAGCCAAAAAAATGCTCCCAGCGACAAACCCGCCGCGGCCGCCGCGCCGGTTGACACCTCGGCGGAGGATAACATGAACGCCGAACTTCAAGCGAAGGTTGACGCCCTCCAGGCCGAACTGAACGCCAAAGTCGAAGCCGAAGCCGCCGTGGTCCAAGCCGCGGAAGACTTCGCCAAGGAAATCGAAACCCTCAAAGCCG